TGTCTGCATATCTGTGATGGTCTCTTTTGCTGATTTCAGAGCACTCTCAGCTTTATCTGCCCTGTCTCGGTAATCTCTTGCTGAATAAGCCAGATGCATAACGCAGAGCACCAGAGCGAACCAAATCAGGTTGCGCCAGTTATTTGCCAGCCAGATCATCAACTGTCTCCGCTAAACAAAGTGAACGCTCCATGTCACGGCGATTCATCAGGCCACGCCATTTCTGACCACCTGCGTAAATCCAACGGCGCAACTCTTCGCAAGCGGCGTCCACGTTGCCAGCATTAAGCTTTTTCAGCAGCGTTGATTTGGAGAATGCACCAATGCCTACGTTGTAAGTGAAGCTGTAAAGCGCCGCACGCTGGTACTCGCCCAGCGGAACCTTTACCAGCGGATCTACCTGGGCTTTTACCAGGCTAACCCGATTCCAGAGCAGCTGGTCGCATTCGCGATCGGTATAGGTTTTATTCCTGATAACGCCTTCACCGGTAATGCCATCGCAGACTGTCCAGACGCCAGCAACATCTTTGTAAGCCACATACTCGCGCCCCTCTACCCCGCCTTTACCGCCGAGAAAGATGGTCGTAATAAGCATTGCCCCGCCGCCAGCTGCCGCAATCAATTTATTTCTTAAACCTGATGAGATAGCCATTGTTAATCCTCACCAAATTTTTCTGTATGAATGTAGCCGCGTTCCTCCAGCGCTTTAATTTTTGCCAGTGAAACTTTGCGCTTGAAGTAAAAATTAATGGCAAATGTCAGCAGGGCTACAATGATGCCTGCCAGAACACCAACGGCGCTCCACTCGTCAGGACTTAGTCGGTTCAGTAAGCCGTTGGCTACCGTTCCGGCAGATGCGCCATACGCAGCGCCAGATGCCAGTTTGCTCATATCTATGCTCATGATCACCCCCGGCTTTGCCGTGGTGCTGTTTGTAGAGTTTAGGGAAATAAAGTGCGCCATCCCGAGCTAACAGGAGTGAGTGAGGGTGATTCGGGAGGCGCAAAAGAAAAAGGTCGCTCTATGGCGACCTGTTGGAATTAATGTGTGGTGGGCGGTGCTGAACTCCGGCATGTTACAGGTTGACGACAGTAACTTTCTTGCCCCAGCGCATCAGCCTGCGCATTCACCACATCGGTTAAGAGCACTCCGCATTCCATCCATCAGGCTGCCATCTTGGAGCTTACACCTCGAACTTGTAAATGCTCTTACCGATGCAATAAAAAAGCCGCCGCTGCAACTAAGAGTCACTAACGGCAGCTTACCTAGATATTATGGGTAAATGGGTATAACAAAGTCAAGACATTTTATGCGACATGCTTGATTTTCTCGACACGTTTGCGACTGTTGAACGCATTTTGCATTGGTTGATACAAAATAAACAGGCTGGCGTTGATAATCTGGGCAACCTCTTTTCTGCAGGTTTCCTCAGATGGTTTGCGCCAACCCTCACCCAAGCGACCCCTGTCGATTTTGCGAGGCTTTGCAGTCTTGTGGTAATAAGATGCAATGGCTCGCTTAGATGAGCCGTGAGCGTAGTAACTTAATAAAATACCAAACGCCCGCTGGTCAATGCGCATGACGGAATCTACGACCTGAGAAATCAACATTCCATCATCATCATTGCACATCGGGCGGCTTGCCGTTCTGGAAGGCTCAACGCTTTCCATCCACTGAGCGATCATACTGCTCATCCGCTTTTCCAGTCTGCCCGTATATACCCACGCACCCCACAACTCCAGCCATCCATTCAGCCAGTCGTGTTGAGGCTTGGTTAGGTTCAATTCTTGAGTTCTCATTTCCCCATCCTCATCAGGTGGCTGAAGTGTTGGAGTAATCGGTAGTCACACATGAAAGAGCTTTTAGAGCGGTATAGTCTGATGTGTAGCCACTTGCGCTGAAGGTATTCGGTCATGATTCCTTTCCTTTTCGCGCTCCGTGAATTTCGAAAATAGCCGGTGCTTTGGGCCAGCTTTCCAAAGGAACCAGGCCGAGCAGCTTTCTTGCCAATTCCAACCGCTTACGAATAATGATTTCTTCAATGGTCATGCTGCACACTCCATTTCCGTTATCAGAACTTCCAGCCTGCCGCCCTTCACCACTTCAGCACGCACCATCCGCACGTCATCAATCAGGCTGTCATCGGCGATTACGCCAGCCTGAGTGAGTGAGTCGAGAGGGGCCTTGAAGAGGTTATCGAGGTCACGCTTTGCGCGTGTTGGTGGGTATGCTGTGATTTTTACTTTGAGACAGCCGGTGAGTAGATATTGCTGATTTGCTTCGGTGATTTGCTTGATGACTGCTGAGGTGTATTCCCTGCCTTTCTTACTTTTGATTTTCCTGCCGCGAAACACTGAGAAAAGGTGGTTGTTACCGGGCGGCCATGGCAATGTGATCCGATATTCAGCCATGCCTCACCTTTCCTTCCCGGAGTAATGCGCTCTGCGTCCTGATAACGCCCTCCAGATGCGCTACGCGTGCCTCATTCACATCAGTAATACGAGTCCGGCGGTCTATCTCATCGTGGCAGCGAGAGCACGCCCATGCGCCAAAAAGGTCATCCGGCTTCATTCCTGTTCCACAGATGCCTACCATCCGGTAGTGCGCGAGTACGACCGTCTCAGGATTGCCATTGCAGATGCCCGGCAGCCTGACCTGGCATTCCCTGCCCCGCGCTTCTTTGCGTAAATTACCTATTGTCATTTCCTGTCATGTCTCCATTGGGGTCACGGAATATCGCGTAGAATGCTGAGCAGTCTTCACATACCCAAGTTTCATCCGGGCTAAGTGGCTGGCCACAGTCAGCACATACCTTTTCCGGTGGCTCTGTCATTCTCAACTCCACATAGGGTTCTGCCACGTCCTGCTTGTGCGCGGCTCATACTGGGATTCCGGCAGCAGGGCGCTTACCGTCCATGACTTGTAGTCAGCGGCAAGGTGCTTTTCGACTTTGATATTGAGGGATTGATACTTGAGAATTAGTTCGTTGGCTTCTTCGGTGGTGCAGTCAGGCTGATGGTGCCAGCTCATTTTCATGGCCTTCCTCCCTGCACTTTCACCCCACGCGCCACGGTGAACCATGAGGACGCCATTGACGATTGCGTGAAATCTGGCTTCTTTGTCGCGATGGTACTTTCTGATTGTGGTGCGGTTAGACTTGAGAATCCTTGCCAGTTCTGCCTGATTGCCCCGTGTCTTTATCAATAGTTCGGGGATTGTCTGGATGGTTGCATTCATGCTGCACGCTCCGATTTAATTTTCATTGCCACGCCAGGATAAAGATCAACTGACCTGTTGCACTGGTTGCCCCAACTATCCCAGCTATCGTCCTGCGAGCGAGCAAACAGCTCGATGCGGGGAACTTCGCCCAGCAATCTCACAAGACTGTCGCGAATGATCTGCGGCTTAGCGGAGTGTTCCATGCGTGGCGAGGTAATGTGCTGGCATATTGATGCGTCCATTCGAGGCGGCAGCTTGCCGCGCACAGCAAAGAGGCAGTCCTCGCTATTCGCTCGGGTCATGTGTCCCATGCCGATCGCGCTGTTGCCTTTGTGCTTGTTGGTCTTGTGCCAGGTGAACCCCTTCATAGTCATCAAGCGGAATCCCCAGGCATCCATAACCTTCAACGCTTCCATCGGTTGAGTCGGAACCCACCACATCGCCAGCAGGCAATTTTCAGCAGCTAAGTCCCATATAGGCAATCGGCAAATATCCGGGATAGTCATGGTCTGATATTTGTGGCCTGCTCCTCGCTCGCCGTCATTGGCTTTATCGCGGTACGTCCACGGTGGATCTGCATAAATCAGGGTGTACTTCTTCATCAAGCCACCTGCTTTTGTCTGAGTTGGTTGTATTCGCAATCAGCCGGCACAGTGAGTCGGCAGCCGATGTTCTGCGCCCATGCTTCAACCTGAGTCAGGTAGTAATGCATGTCGCCAGTGTCGAGGTCTGCTGTGTGTCGGAGGTTGCTGATGTGTGTTCTCTGGCCAGTTTTAACATCGACCATCTCGCGCTGTTCGTAACCGAGGAAGGTATGCTTCATGGCATCTTTCACCCACTCGGGAGACGCGAAAGGCTTTCCACGCTTAATGAGATAAGCGCTCAGCTCTGCGTACCACATATGCTGGAGTGAGTTCTGAGGGATGCTGCGTTGGTCACGCCATTCGGTTATTTTGATGCGCCAGCGTTTGCCGGAAGAGACGAGGTCGAATATTTGCTTAGTGAACTGGCCGAGGGTCGATGCGTGTAGGCAAAAGTCCTGCACCTTTTCCTCCGATTATAATGAAATTGCTAACCCGAGAATGAAACCAGAAAACGCCATCATTAGCGCAAGGGCTATAACCTCCCGTGCACTGAATATCTTAGCTACCATCACTTATCTCCTTTAACGGTTATCCCGGCCTTTCCAATGGCGGTAATAACATCATCGCGACCTTCCTCATATGCCTTGTTTGTTACATTGGTGACATCTTTAGGAAGCTCAACAACGACCGCAGCTCTGCTGGCCTGCCATGCTTCCCACGCAGTAAACGTAGACATCAGCAGATAGCCGCCATTTGTTCCCCGATGTATGGCTCTCGGTGATGCTCCATTGTCGCTTGCCCACGCCTCAAAACCTTCTCTGCTCTTATCCACGCTTACCTCCCGCCCATCGCCAAAGAAAAAGGCCAACAATCAATGCTGTCCCTGCGCTTAACTCTGTTATGTAAAGTGGTAGCATCACTCACCTTCCTTTGGTGGCTCAGGTAGTGGTTGCCAGTGAGTGACTTTATTTCCAACGGGCTCACCAAAAGGCTCATGAAGGAATTTAAATTCGTGCTTGCTGTAATAAGCGATTAAAGAGTTGCAACCCTCACTTACGATGACTGCTGCGTGGTCCCAGCCATCACACTCCGGCATTCTCTCGCTACAGCGAATCCAGTTACCCATCACTCCCCCTCATTCATCATCAGGAAGACTATCATCGCCGCACGGAGCGGATTAGTACCGTGAACATATGTGTGTGATGTGTTGGATGCTCCCCATTCGCCATAACCATAGATTCCGATTCCAATGCCATTTTTGAATAAAATCGGTCCGGCGTCAGCCCATGAGTTGCAGGGGTCGAAAGATGAGGATAAGTATTCGCCATCGACAGCAATCAGCTGCATGCCGTTAACAGGCTCACCAGCCTTTTCGCCTAGCGCCATTGCTACCGCTGTGTTTATCTGCTCATCGCTCATTTTGCTGTAATCAGTCACGCTGCTCTCCTTCCTGCTTAATGACGGGTACGGGTGGGCAAATGTAAACAGCGAATGCATCTGAACCGTCACAGGATTTGTCGCCCTTTTCGGCGACTACCGAATACTCTTCACAGTCATCAGGTGCGCGACATCCTTGATGCCAGGTCAGGTACTCGACAGGCTCCGCCGTAAGCGCTGCAAGGGCGATTTGTGCGATCAAATCGTCGCTCTCGTCCGCTTCTGTCTGCATTCCTGCATCTCGTGCGGACTGAATACCAAAGCGGAACTTTACTAATCTTGACATCAGCTTATCCCGCTCCTGCTCGCTCAGCACCGGCATGTGGTATTCACTCATTGCTTGCTCCTTCTGATTCCTGCTGCTCGATGACCTCAATCAGCAACAGGATGTTTTCTGGGCTGGCCAAGTCCTGCCATGCGTCAGACGTATCTGATGCTTCGCGGCACATGATTTCTTCTTCCGCTGCTGATTTAATTTGCTGCAACAACTCTGCTGTTAGCTTCTTCATTGCCCTTCCCCTTTGGCTGGCTCGCTATACCATTCGCCACAACCATCACAATCAGGACAGGTAGCCGATGGATTGCTAAAGTGGTAACCGCCTAACGTTTCATCGACCTTCCCGGAACCGCTGCATGTGTCGCATTCGTGAGTAATCAGATCTTTTGCGTCTGTCATGGCTGAATGTTCCTTCTGTTGACATACCCGTCTCGAAATCGTTGATAGTTAAACTTATCGCTTTGCAGAAACGGGTTATCGTTGATGCTCAAGCCAATAGTGCAGTAGTAGCCACCGAGTTCGTAAGGGGAGTTCATATCACGCTCATTTCCATCGCTGTCGATCCTCTTAGATGGTGTTATTGCTGTTGTCATGACTTCTCCTGCTTGCGATAGCCCATTCTTTTATCCCCTCCAGTCATTGCTGCTGGTCGATTCTTTCTGGTTATCTGCATAGCGCCGTGCAGCTTCTGCCTGTTCGATGTTGGTGAAGTGACCGTTTTTCCAGCCCATGTAAAACGTCTTGGGCTGTCCGGATCGATACTTGCCGACAATGATTTCAGCAATCCCTTTCATATCGGTTTTCTCGTTATAAACCTCGTCGCGATAAGGAAAGATAATCACATCCGCATCTTGCTCTATTGCACCTGAGTCCTTCAGGTCTGCCATTGTCGGTCGCTTCTCTACGCGGGTCTCTACACCACGGTTAAGCTGTGACAGTAGAATTACCGGTACTTTGCTGCGCAAGCTGAACTGCTTGAGCTTTCGGGTGATTTCTGCGATGGCGAGGTCGTGACGGTCTGCCTTTGGTTTTTTCATCAAGCCGAGATAGTCGATACTGACGAAGCTCAACCCGCCGTCCATGTTCAACCGGTCAGCGTGTGCGATAATCTCGTCAACGCTCAATGTTTCATCAAGTACGTAGTTCTGTTCATCCAACAGTGTTCCGGTTGCGCCGGTAAGCCTTGTGTACTGCTCCTGAATCATGTCCAGAGGGTTTCGCAACGTGCCGATCGATAACCCAGCCCTGTCGGCAACGTGGCGCTCCACAACCTGCATATCTGACATTTCCATTGAAATCATCAGTCCTCGACCTTTCTGTCGGCCGATTGAATTTCCAATGTTGATTGCCAGTTCCGTCTTGCCCATGCCTGGCCTGCCAGCGATCACGATCAAGTCTGTACGGTCGAAGCCGCCATACTCATCATCCATCGCATCGATTCCTGTTTTCAGGTACAGGCCAGAATCAGAGCCGGCCATGCGCTTTTCAAGAACGTCCATGTAGTCGGGCAGCATGTCGCCTATTCTTCGCGGCAACCGATCGTTGGTTTCGAACTGTAGCTTTGAGACGATGCCGGACACCTCAGCAATGCGCTCGTTGATATCGTGTGTTCCGGCAGACCTGAGCATTGCAGCGGCACGAATAAGCTCCTGCTCGCCCTTGCGTAGCATCCAGCACTGACGAACTCGTTTAGCCCACGCCTTGATGTTCGCCGCGCTGCGGCAGCGGGAAGAGACGGTCAGGACAACATCACGTGACTGGTCACTGACTCCCGCCTGCACTGTGAACATGTCGATTGGCTCGGCCTTGTCCAGCAGGACGCAAATCACCTGATACATGTTGCGAAGGTGGAAATTCTCGAAAGCATCAGCTGGCAATTTCCCGGATATTTCCCGGCAGTCGATGTGATCGCCCTTCACCATCATCGCGCCGACCAGTTGCTCTTCAAATTCGTAACTGTCCATCTCATGGCTCCTGGCTGATTACTTGGTCGATGATGCGCTGAGTCAAAGCGGTATCTATCCCGTACTTTCTGCCGGCAGGATTGTCACCCATGGCATAAGGCGTCGGCATGTATCCAAATTCGATATAGCCGTTGATGAACGTGTCTATGTCGCGTGGGTGACGTTGAGTTTCTTTGCAGTGCTTGAGGTGAGATTCATACAGGCGCTTTACGCCCTTTTCAGTTGTCGTGCTGATACTGGCAATGCGAGGCAATCCATGCTTGAGAGCTTTGCAGTTCCACGTGTCTTTGAATCGTTCACGATCGAATATGAATTTGTTGGATGCCTGCCGTTTGGGTTTTGATTCTTCCTGAATCAACGAATCCCCGCTTGGGGATTTAGGGGTATTATTTAATTCTTGTTCTAGTAACTTCTTGTTCTGTTCAACCTTCATTGTTACAAGGTTTGTTACCTCCGCACCATCTGAGGCCGCGCCAGCTCTGGGTTTGTTTGTTACCTTTTTCGTTACTTTATTTGTTACCTCAAAATCACCCTGATAATCGGTGTAATTTATGATGGAAATTACAGTACCGTGGCGGCTTCCAGAGTAGGTAATCATCTTTTCAGTGACGAAAAAATCAAGCATATCTCTGACCTGCTTGGCGGTCTTTTCTCCTCCTTTTGAATCCCGGAGTTTTCTGGCGAGGATATTTATCTGCGTTACAAGCTGACCAGATGACAAGTCCCACTGAACGCCGTCAAATTCCACCTTTCGCGGCCTGTAGGAGGCCTCTCCGATTAGCCTAACCCAAAGGGATAGCTTTGCAGTATCCCTTGCCCAATCCTTAGATAGAACGCTCCTGAACAGTGCAAAATGCCCCTGCTTTTGGTTTTCCATCCGTGAACTCCTTGAAGGCTGATCACCTCCGAATTCTGCGTAGGCTACATTGCTCATTTGCCCTTCCCCCTATCCTTATACTCCTGAACCAGTGCCTTCAGCTTTTCAAATACAGCCGGGTTGCAGGTTCTAAGGTATCGGGAGCGGACAATGCTCTTATGCAATTCGTCCTGGCTTATTACGTGTCGTTTTGCCATAATTACTCCTGTGAATTGATCCAGTCTTTTCGCATCAGGCCTCGAAGCTGTTGACGCAGCTCGGGGCTTTTTCTTTTGGTGACATCGCGTTAATCGTGTCCTGCACCAGTCGCCCGACAGGGCTTACTTCCCATGCCAATTTTGCTGTGCAGATAACAGCTGCAATAAACCGCCAGTCAGCACGGCTTATCTTCGATTCGTGACAGCCAACATTCTTGGCGAATTCCCTTCCTGTTAAAGCCGATACCGCCAGAAGCAGATCGGTTTCTGTACGGTCAATTTCACGCTGGGTTGGTTTGCTGTAGTTTGCAGAATCCATAGTTAATACTGTCCTTGTTAGTTAAGTAGTTACGTGTGTGCACCGTGGGGTGCCACAATGTTTGGTAGGGACGAAGCATCCCTGGTTAAGTTGTGTAAAGAGCGTTGTTGCTTATGCTGCTGTTGGCGGGAAAAGATCATCAATTCCCACTGACGCACCGTGCTTATTAAATACGGCGACTAGCTCACGACACTGGATGACATTTAGACTTCGGCGACCATTTTCGTAATGGCCGATTGCCCCTTTAGTCAAACCCAGCTCAGTGGCAAGCTCTCCTTGCGTCAGGCCCAACTGCTTACGAATGATGCGTAAGTTGTTCATAGGGTCCTCCTTAAAAACATTAGTATACATATCGTATCTATATCGAGCAAATAAATATACAAAACGTGTATCGATAAAAAGAATACGGAATGTATGATTTAGGGATGAATATGAAATGGCATGATCTAGCCAAGTCCCGCATGAAGGACTTGAAAATTAGCCAGGAAGTTTTGGCTGAACACCTTGGGTTAACAAAGGGTGGGGTTAGTCATTGGCTAACAGGTAAGAGAGAACCCAGCCTTGAGAATATTGCCAAAATACTGAAGTTTCTTGGCATGAAAGAGTTTACGGTCAGCTCCGGTGGGGAAGTATCTCCTGTGGGAGAGGTGGAGCACGCATCCTTTGCGGGTGCCTACACCCGCGGTGCAAAATATCCAGTATTGAGCAAGGTGCAGGCTGGCTCTTGGTCCGAGGCCTGTGAGCCATATACGCTTAAGGATGTTGACGTTTGGCTAGAATCAGACGCATACACACAGGGTGAAGCATTTTGGCTCGAGGTGGAGGGTGACTCAATGACTGCGCCAATCGGCGTGAGCATCCCAGAAGGAACTTTTGTTCTCTTTGACACCGGTCGTGAGGCTACAAATGGCAATTTGGTGATTGCAAAGCTGGTTGATGATAATGAGGCAACATTTAAAAAACTGATCATCGACGGCAGCCAAAAGTACCTTAAGGGGCTTAACCCCCAATGGCCATTAGTTCCGATAAACGGCAACTGTAAAATCATTGGCGTGGCGATTGAGACTAAGATGCGGCTCGTATAACCCAGTGGCCGGAAGAGACGTTCGGGTGATCACAGCAATATAAAAAAGGGATAAATATGAGTAATCAGATAGCGATTAATGAATTTGATTTTAACGGAAATTCCGTCAGAACAATAACTGACGAAGAATCAGAAGTGTGGTTTGTTGCTAAGGATGTGGCCGACATTCTTGGATATGCAGAGACAAGCAACATGACTGAGAGGCTGGATGATGACGAAAAAAGAAAACATACCCTGCAAAACGGACGAAACTATACAAATCAGACACTTATAAATGAATCCGGATTGTACAATGCAGTAATGGGCTCTCAGAAGTCTGAGGCAAAATACTTCAAGAAGTGGGTTACATCCGAAGTACTTCCATCTATCCGTAAAACTGGCGGATATAAAATGGCCCCACAAACATATGCAGACGCACTTCGTCAACTTGCCGACCAGGCGGAAGCTGCGGAACGCGCGCAGATGATGCTTGAAAAGAAAGATGGACAGTTTAAATCTGTACGCGGCGCTTATGGGCAGCACGTAATGCAACATAATAAATATGTGCACAGCAAAGGAGAGGGGTTTAGACACGCAACAATAGCGCATGTCAAAAGCACAATTCCAGGAAAATACAGCTGGCAGATGCTGGCAAACTACTGTAGCTATCACAAGATCCCGGTCGAAATACTTACTCCGCATTATCAATCTGTGCCTTTAAACTCATATCCAGCAGAGGCGTGGATGGCAATTTATAACATCGACATCTCAAATATTTAAAAATGCAAATAGTAAGATTAACCCGGCCACCGCGCCGGGCTATGTGTTGATGAACGGAAGTGGCGCTCGGGTGAGGTCTCAGAGATGCGGCCTGAAGTTTTTGCGGCAGTTGCCGATGATTTACACACAGCGCGAACCTGGCGGTAGATCGGGTCGCTTTCCATTTTTCAGGGAAATGAAGAGGAAAATAAATGACGGCTGAAATTGCAGTTTTCAACAAATCAGCAGTATCTTTGGCTGCAGATTCTGCAGTTACAATCTCTGGCAGTGACGGCGTTAGCAAAATATATAATGGCGCTGAAAAGTTATTCGCACTAAGTAAACATCACCCCGTAGGAATAATGGTCTATGGCTCAGCCAGCCTTTGCGGAATGCCATGGGAAATGCTAATAAAGCAGTTTAGAAAAAAAATTGGCGATAAACACTGTGACACAGTTGGTGAATATGCTCAAGAGTTTTGGGATTTTCTGTGCCAAGGAGATCACTTAATACCTATGGACTTGAGAGAAAACTATCTTATCGATGTTTATAGTAACAGATTTTTTCCGGCTTTAATAAATCATATCGAAAAGAAAAGAATTGACCCTTTCATTGATGAAACCGGAAGAAAACCAAGCATTTCTGAGACTTATCAGATACTGGAAGAAGAGGCAAAAATAGTTCTTTTTGGTTTGTCATCTGAAGAGTTTCTTGAAGGTTTTGATGAGTCGGATATAGAAGTCGCTAAAGAGTTTTCTTTACCAGTAGCGAAAACATTATGCGAAGAAAAGTTATTAAAAGAAGAGGAGACACCATTACCTCAATCCCTTTGTGAGGTTGTTGGAAACTTATTTGCCACCATTACGTGTAAAAAATCACCCTTTGGCCAGAATACTGGCTTGGTGTTTGCTGGATATGGCGAAGCTGAATATATGCCTGCAATACTCGCATTTGATGTTTTGGGCTTCTTTAGAAGCAAATTAAGATTTTCTCCTAACATGAATAAAAGCTCTTCTGGCGGGCTGTCAGGAATCAATGCATATGCGCAAGAGGAAGAAGTCGAAACTTTCCTTCATGGTATTAGTGGGAACCTTCGTAGCTTTATGCTTGCCGGTTTTGAAGTGGAAAACAATGGAATAATTGAGGATATCTCTGAGGATATTGAGGCAACATCCGCAACTAATGAAGAGAAGGAGTTATTAATAAAAAAACTCTCTGACAAACTTGAACATAGGATTAATAATTACAGCAGAGTCATATCAAGCCATATTGAAGGAAATTTTAGCTCAAAAGTCACTGAAATGATTGAGTTTTTACCAAAGCAAGACTTAGCCTATATGGCCGAATCGCTTGTAAATTTAACTGCTTTTAAAAGAAAGGTTTCTAACGACAACGAAACAGTTGGCGGTCCAATAGATCGGA